CACGCCTGAATTCATAAAGGTGGAGGATAATTGCCAAATAAAATCGGTTACGCAGGACCCTGTGGCTGGTACTATTCTTAACGCAACCAATCCACAGGTGACTGTTACCATTACAGCAACTGACGTGTTTGACAATTTTACACAGGTATCTTTCCCGGTAAAGGCAGTTGATGCTATTGCACCTACTATTATCCCTCAAGGCAGTTTAGTGGCTGATAATTGGGAAGTGATTAATAATATGTACGATGTTGCTGATAAACTATTGGCAGAACAGGAAGCATTCTTTGATGCTAACTTTGATTGGACGGCGGCAGGAATACCAGAAGATATGCGTCCAATAGATCAGTATAATAAGAAAGTCCTGAATATCCTCACTTCTCCTGCTCATGCTACAACTGGGTATGGTGGAAGATTCTTTACATTCTTGAGTAATAATGATTCATTCATAGCAAAATGAAATGGATTCTATCCATATTACTTCTGTTCCCACTTATGTTATCTGCACAGGATACCCTCTTAATTGAGGGGCAAACCTATTTGGATACAATCAGTGTAACTTCGTATGGAGTGACTGTTAATCGCACCAATCCAGTAAAGTTCATTTTTAAGAACAATTCTGTTACTGGACGTAATATTAATGGGTACATGCTTGAAGCGGGACAGGAGTTGCCAACACAATATACCAACAATTTTCATGGTGCTGAGATTATTGGGAATAAATTCAATTGGGTTGGGGATCAGGATGCAAATACAATCACACATGGAATATTTACTGGGTATCATACTGATGTAAAAGTCATGTATAATTATCTCGACCATGTTCCAATGGGTATCATCCGTAAAAGCGATGGAATGACTGATACGGCAGGAGTGGTTGCATATAATATTATTGTAAGTCCTCCTGCTGTTGGTGTGGTTGTAAAAGGGATGAATGGTGTACGTATCTATAATAATACATTCTACTCTGCTGATTCTTTGTATGTAGGTCCTGGGATTGGTACTTGGCGTGGGTTGATAGATGTGTATGAAAATGATAATCCTGTAGGCAGTGCCAAAGGTGTAAAGATAAAAAACAATATCTTCTATACCAAGAGACAAATATATAACATCAATGTGATGAATACTTCCTGCCTTGAGGGGTTTGAATGTGATTATAACATTTATTGGTGTGAGGCAGGAGAACCAGTATTTCAAGTTGCTGGAGTTCGTAAAACGTGGGCACAATGGCGTGGGATGGGGTACGATACCCACTCGATGATCATGAATCCATACTTTAAAGATTTCATAAACTTTGTACCCGAATTCCGTTTGCAATGGGGAACTCCTACTGAATTTGATATGGGGATTGCCGTGAGTGACTATTGGGCTGCTGGATTTGATATGCAGCTCGTAAAACAACGGGGGTATTGGCAACAGGGAGCGAGAATTTATGAGGGGGACATGGTTATATTCTTCCGTAAAGGACATCTTTTCTACGGAGATTCCACCCATGTTGAACTCGGTACGGGAAAGATAATTATCAGTCAGGGAGAACTAATAATTGAGCAATGACTTGTTTTGGTAATATGTTTGGAAAGATTGACGACCGGCCTTTTGATTCAGTACCATTTCGTATAGTTACTATCGGAAGGAATGTATATGGAGGTGGTAATACTTTGAAAGGTTGTGTCAATGACACTATCTATCTACCAGAGCCTCTTGTGAAGGCATTTCCTGGAATGGATATACGTAGATACACAGATTACAAAGCTACGGTAAAGAATTACAAGTGGGCTGCTTCACAGGCAATAGCATCACTACAACCGGGAGCGACTGTTTGTGTTATAGCTGATAGTTGTTTTTCGGAAGGCATAACCAAAGGTAATCCGCATGATTACTATAATGGTAAGATAGTTCGTAATCGTTTTTTACCAAATCCAGCAATCCCTATTGGAATTCCAATAAAAAGTCATATCTTTCGCTCTGGTCATTTGCGTTGGTTAGTTATCAGTGCATGTAAGGAGAATCAAACAGCAGCAGATGCTTACTTTACAGATATCAAAAAGTACATGGGTGCTTTATCTCATGGTCTGTATCGTACATTTGAGAAAGGAATGACATGGAGAGAGTGGTATGCTGAATCCAATGCAAATATCTACCAAATTGGATTTGACCAAGAACCTACTTTCGATGGACTTTCCACAAAGATGGATGAGGAGATTGGTGTAAGTCAAACGTTAATTCTCCATAATTCTTGTCATGGTTCTCAACTTGAAGACATGTCTGGTGATGAAATAGATGGGATTGATGAAGCCCTCGTTTTTGATAATTATTTGCCGGATGATGAAATTCATGTAACTTTACAGAATATACCTTTATTGTCTAATTAAAACAAAACGTCATGACGCAGCAATTTTGGAAAGGACTGGCACAGATGCTCATAGGAGTAATTGTGGCAGCATTTGCAGTACAGCCAATCGATTGGCTTGTGCTTGCAGTAACAGCAATCTGTTCAGTGCTTACTTACTTCGGTAAGAATTTACTTCAGATTTGGCCCTCGGATTCACCGGCAGGGGCACTCAGTTGGTTTAACCTTCTTTCTGGACTTCTTATTGCTTTGGGCACAGGAATACTCCAAGCCGTAGGGATGTTTATAGTAGAAGGTATAGTTCTTTGGCCTGTGGTATGGAAAGTTGTACTATCAGTAACCTTTACATATCTTGGCACTACATTCTTTGCCCCCGAACACAGCACTGCTAAAGTACGTGCTTTTGTTCGAGGGAAGATTGCCGCTTAAGAAAAGTCCCCCGGTTGAAATATACCGGGGGTTACTTAAAAACACAGTAAGATGAAAAGAATAAGCAAATCCCCTTCTCTTCAAACTAATCAGATTAGTTTAGAGGGTTCACTTTTGAATAGAGGAATGTTAGCCTCTTTACTAGGATTCCAATATGATGGAGAACGAGATTTGTATAGGGCTTTGGGGTATCCCTCTGGAGAGATCAAGTTCTCAGAATTTTATTCTAGATATACTAGGCAGGACATCGCCAAGGCGGTGATTGATCGTCCGGTACGAGCTACTTGGCAGGGAGCTTTGGAACTTGTGGAAATGGAAGAGCAGGAGGATACCGTTTTTGAAACGGCTTGGGCAGAATTGGATCGTAAAATGAAATTTAAAACTAAACTGGCTAGGTTGGATCGTTTGACTGGTTTAGGTCGTTATGGAGTTTTATTGTTAGGATTAGACGATGTGACAAGTCGGGAGGCGTTTGCTAAACCCGTAAAGGATGGTCAAAGAAAATTACACTATGTAAAACCATATAGTGAAAGTAGTGCAGCTATTTTGGAATTGGAAACAAATCCTACCAATCCAAGATACGGCTTGCCTTTATATTATACTATGTCTGTTAAAGAAGCAAATGGGGGGACTACTGATGTAAAGGTACATTATTCCAGAGTGATTCATGTCACCGATGACCCTTTGGAGTCTGAAGTATATGGAACTCCTCGTTTGGAAGGGATTTATAACCGATTGATGGATATTGAAAAATTAGTCGGCGGTGATGCGGAAATGTTTTGGAGGGGAGCTAGACCAGGGTATGAAGGTAAAGTAGCTGATGATTATACTCTCACCAAAGAAATGAGAGAGGATTTGCTTCAGCAAATAAATGAATATGAAAATAATCTCCGTCGTTTTCTGATAAACGAAGGAATTGATATACAGGCTCTTCAGCAGCAGATAGCTAGTCCAAAGGAGCATTTTGAAGTACAGATAGCTTGTCTTTCTGCTGTAACAGGCATTCCTCAGCGAGTGCTTATGGGGAGTGAACGTGGGGAACTTGCTAGTTCACAGGACTCATCCGAGTGGAAAGAGTATGTACAGGCCCGTCGGGAAGATCACGCAGAACCAAATATAGTTCGTCCGCTTATAGATATTTTGATTCAATATGGAATTTTACCAGCTCCGGTTACGGGAAATTATTCTATAAAGTGGAACGATCTATATTCACTCAGTGAGAAAGCTCGTGTAGATATTGGTAAATCTAGGGCAACCGCTATTCGGGAATATACTTATACTCCGATGGCTGAAACAATCCTGCCTCCGGATGCTTTCTTTGCTTTCTGTCTTGGTTTAAATACAGAGCAGATTAACTACAT